GTTATGACACTTTCAATAACTTCACTTGCAGGAGCAGTAAACCTTGATGCAGTGGGTAGCTTTGAAACAATTAGTTTCCTCGCTTCCCTACCTGCTAATTGCAATGGTTTTGTAATGGGATAAGCTAGAGTTCTCTCTACAGCTACAACAGGTTTTATTACTTTTTGTCCCACGGCAGCAGCTCTAGTTAAGCCTGAGATACCAGCCCTAGTTCCAAGAGCTGCGGTAGCTCCCAACCCCGCTGTGGCTAAAGCCGTAGCAAACCACGGCACAGATTCTAAAGCACCTTTAACTCCAATCGTAACATCTCCCCCACCCAACCAACCTGGATAGTTAAACCCCAAACCAACTGAGGGTGCTTCCCAAGCCTCATATTCAGCCCTCTCTCGCTCCCACCACGATAAACCCTCCGTGCCCGGAACCGCAGGAGTGAATGGAGCACCTAAAAAAGTTCCCACAGCTTGTTCAGCAGTTCTTAACCAGTTTAATGGCTGTTGCCACCAGGGGGTTTCAGGTTGTGGTTGCGCTTGTGGTTGAGGTCGTGGCTGTGCTGGTTGAGCCCCTAACTTAAGTTCAGGCAACTGCATTAATTGGTCTAACGCAGTATTACGGTCTAAAGGCGAAAGTTCCTTTAGCCGTTGAGGAAGCTGTTGCTTGAATATATCTAATGCAGCAGGACTTAATGCCCTGATTTGCTCTTCTAAGGTCGGCATTTATCCTCCTATTACCTGAAACTAGAAAATCCCCGAAAAGCCCCCGTTGGTGCTCTCCCTGAACCTAAGCGGAATTGAGATTCCTCTGGACTTGCCCCCGTTCTAGCCTGTCGGTATCCCAAGAATTGGGCTTGGGCTGTTGGCCCCCATCTGGCTTGAAGTTGTGCAGACGGTGTTGTTAATTGGGGTAAGCCTGAAAAACCTTGCCCCTGACCTTGAAATCCTGGTAGGGGCTGTCCTGCCTGTGGCTGACCCTGCGGTGCTATATTACCACCCGTATTCTGAAAACCTAAAGGAACCATCCAAGGTTGAATTACTGGTTGCTCTCCTGTATAAGCAGCATACTGTAGCCAGTTTATTGGGTTAGCAGCTAATTGTGATAGATATTGCCTTTCCTGTTCAGCCTGTGATGCTTGCATCTGCGATTGCTGAAACTGTAATTGTTGCTGAAATTGCTGTTGCCCTTGAGCTAACTGCTGTTCCTGAAAACCGAGTTGCTGCTGTTGAAATGGTGAAATCGGCGTAGGCTGGTCTAACGGTCTCTGCCCAAAAGTAGGAGGATATGACCACTGACCAGTTCTGGGATTCCAAGTAGCTGGTCTACCGAAAGCATCAGTCGGAGGTTCTGCCGTTGGTGCAGGAAATCCAGCCTGCTGTTGTTCCTGTAACTCCAATTGCCGTTGCTGTAATTCCTGTTGAGACTGTTGTTGTGCTGTCAACCCAGTGAATTGGGGCACCCACCTATTTAACTCTCTATCAAATGCCCAGCGAAACCCCTCTGGGGGTGGTTCTGTGGGGAAATCAGGAACATCTACACCCAAAGATACTGCGTCAGCCTCTACCCGTGCTGCCTCAGCGGCTGCAGCTTCTGGGTCAAACCCTGCCGCCTTTTCCGCTACGCCAGGTGCTAGTTGGGCTGGTTGTGCAGTTGGCCCACCCAAACCAAACCCAGCAAGTGCTTGCTGCCACCACGGAAGATTGGATTGCCATTGGTTTCTAGCCTGCTCAATTTGACTATCAAGAAAATCAAACCCAGCAGAGCCAGACGGTATCGCCTCCTTTGTTAGTGGCCGCATACCAAGAGTATCACGATATAGATTAAGCTCTCTTAATAGGTCATCTAAGCTTCTTCCAGTTGTCATTATACTTCACTCTCCAATTTCAGCATTTCTCTATGCGCCCGCTCAAACTCTTTTCTCTCTAACTGCTCCCTGAATTGTATGAGTGGGAGCATATCCTCAGCGATAATTTCCTGCATTAACTTAATGTCCTCAGCCACCATCTCTTCCATTAATTTTAGGTCGTTGCTCAACGCTGACCTCCGCCGCCGAGTCCCTGACCACTTTGTATCCCTGAAAGGTTCTGTGCTGCCAGATTTCTCAGCCTATTCTCAAAATCCCCCGCCGAACCAATTGCCGCCCTATTTGGGATGCTTGTGGTCATAGGTCTTTGACTATCAGCTTGTCCTTGAGAACCCTGTTGCCCTTGTAAGCCCTGCTGTGGCTGTAGTGGTTGCAAACCAAGCTGCTGTAAAGCTTGCTGATAGAGCATTGCAAGGGTCTGGTCTTTTATCTGATTATAGGAGGGCATCATTCTCAACCTTTCCTTCTCCTGCTGTCTCCGCATCCTTTCGGGGTCAACATTTGACATCTGGTTCCAAGTCCATTCCTGAGTTGTAATTCCGTTCCCACCATTCCACATCTTTAAGAGAGAGTCCTGCCTCCTGTATTCGTCTTCCTCTGATATTGGTGCGAACTCCACATAGTAGTTAAATGGCTCTCTGATTAAATTCTTCTTGACAACAATATCAAACTCGTCTGTAGGAGTTTTTGTCCATATTTCAAAATCGCCAGGGATAACATTTTTTACCAACATCGCACACTTGGAAAGTATCTGTGCCCATCCGTTCTGAAAGGCGGGTGTAGCATATTGATAGATTGCAGCAGCCTCAGCAATTATGAGCCTTCTGTCCGCCCCACTTCTCACACCAACCTCTGAAAGCCCCCTGGTGCTTCTTGGTGCAGCATGAGCAGAGATGTAATCGTGGGTTGTCGCTAGTTGTCTATAAGAAGCCTCAGGGGGAATTTTCGACTCCCAATCGTGGAACTGCACATCCTTAGTTCCGACAGGCCAGTATTTGCCGTATTCCTGCTTGATTTCGCCAAGGGTCTCAGCATCGGCACCTGTTATATACCCCCCCTTCATTGTCTCACGCTTCATCAGAATATCGTTTAGCGTATAATTTGTGGACTCTGAAACCAAGAGGTCGTTCATCTTTCTTAAAAGCCCGACATATCTATTTTCAGGCTTGTTCTGTATGTCCTCGTCACCCAAACCCGACTCAATTAAAGTATATGGGTTAAAGCCATATTTATGCTCCACCACCATACCCTTTTTCGCTGATGTCTGCCCCAAGACCATCTCCTCTTCCACAAACTCGGCTCTATACTTATCTGTCCAAAAGGAGAAGACTTCTACCATATCATCGGGTTCTCTGCCCTTAGTGTCGTAATGAGGCCATATTCTTTTAACATCATACAGCTTTCTCTGATACCACTCGATGACGTAATAATCCCCACCCGTATAAGGGTCGGGCATTATATGGAATGGGTTTATGGCTTTAATAACTATTGGCAAGGAAAGGTGTTGACCAGCCCGCCAGTCGTCAAGCGTCTTAGCATAAGCATCATCGGATTGACCGTTCTGCTTGGGTTTATCCACCCACCTGTCTGCATCCCAAATAGTCTTAAAAACTGCCAACCCGTGCTTCCAGTAGTGCTTCGCCCCCTGATGAGCGGGGGCTATTCGTGCCTCGACATTTATGCCGTGAATTATACCGAGACCTAGTTTGCGAAGCATCTCAGCCGAGTTCTTAGAGATTTCCGAAGTTCCCTTTTTGTTGGTGAATACCCTCGCATTATTTATATTGGTATGATTAACTCCCGTATCAACAACATCCCTTGCTGTGGGGAGTATAACCACATCCTTCTGGAATTCTTTGGGGATATTTAACCTATCCTTAAAATCGAGGTTATAAAATTCCTCATCATCTTCATAACGCTCTCTCAGGGGAGAGTAATGCTTCTTGCAGAAATGGAATTGGTCGAGAATCTCCTGCTTTGTGGGTTTCTTATCCCTTTTCGGCATGCTGTTTCTCCTCAATCAGTGACACTATTGCTACATCTACGGGTTTTTCCCATCCCATAGTTTCGTATTCTGCTTCTATCCAATCACTCCTGTGTTGTTCCTTTGCCTCTTCTTCCTTAGTCATTTCTTGCCCCCTGTAGTCGTTTGTCTATAAGTCTTTGTATCACGGAGGGGTGTTGTGTGTCCCAAGTTAGTGTTTCAATAGATTTTATCGGGGAAGATGAAGTCTTGACATCACTCTTCTTGAGCCAGCAGATGCCAGCCGCAATTACATAGTCATCGTGCTGGGAGGACATCGCCTCTATCTTACCCTTGTTGTTCGCATTTCTTATTATACCATAAAACTGCTTTAGACCTTGTTGATTGTAAATTTTAATCTGATAATCGTTTATTGCGGGAATTAATGAGCCAAATAAGTCACCCCGATGTTTCTCGTCTGTAAAAAACCCAACCCTTCTAAGGTCGTCATCACCGATGTTATCCCAACTAATCGGCTTATCACCCCTGTATCCCAATCTTCTATAGCCCAATTCAATGGCTTTCTTGATAACTGTTCTACCATATAAATTCGCTTCAGGCCACCATAAAGGGCTGTGATAGTGTCTCAATAACTTAACGCTATGATACGCTAATTCTTCGGGGGGTATGTCCTTTCTCAAAATATCAGCTACTATATCACCCGTCTTTACGTCCATTATACAGGTTACATTGAAGTCCCCACCAACACCAAGTGAAACATCGGAAGCCGCTATGTAAAAATTGCCGATATGGTAGTCCTTATAAATATGGCATATATCGTTATCAATCTCCTCGAAGTCCTCGTTTATCTTTCCCCTGACATCTTCTCCCATTACATCCAGAACTTTTTTGTCAAACACTGCTACAGTCTCACTTCTGGAAAGTGCTTCCTCCCACGAAGCGGGATAGTTCTGCTCCATATAGAGTGCGGGACTTAGCGCAGCCAGTTCTCTCTCTGGAATATTGCGTTTAGTGGTTTCATACCACTCCTCATCTCTGCCAGGTCTAACCCACCACGGGAAAAACAAAGAAATAAAATCATTCTTCTTTCTGTGCCCGTCCAGCCAAACCGCTTTAGCCAGTGTATCAGGGTTCATCTTATCTACTGTAAAAACACCAACAAACTGACCACCCGCATCACGGGTCGGCTTGGACTGAAGATAGTTCTGGTCGGCAAAGGGATGCCAGTCCCATTCATCACAAATAATAACAGAAGCCGTATAACCAACCCCCGCACTTTCAGTGGCAGCAAAGGCTTTTATGGAACTCATCATCGAAGGAAAACCCATCTCCTCCGAGCTGTCTGGTTTCACGGGTGTCTTCAGGAAATCAGGTAACTGAACCCAAATCCTGCGACACTTTGCCAATAACTCCCACGCCTCTTTCTCCCCCTTAGAGAACAACATCACCGTGCTACCCCGATGAGAAAGAACATACCACACAGCATAAGCCGCCATTAACCACGACAAACCTATTTGTCGAGACTTCATTACAGCAATGAGCTTCTCAGTTAAGAGTGCCTTAATAACTTCTTTCAAATGAGCCCACAACTCTAATGAGATAACACCACCCGTATTATCCAATGTGGGCGGGTCTACAATCTTAACCCACTTCAAGAAGTGCAGGAAACTCCTCATACACTTGGAGAACTCAATCGTTAGTATCCCCTCTTCTTCAGGAGTCCTCGTATCTTTAGAAAGGATAACCTCTACCCTGTCATCAAACTCTTTGCTCAATTCATATCCCCAGATAATTAAATACGTAATATATGCAGAGAGCTAAGATAACACCCAATACTATGCTCTCAAATAATAGCTTAAGTAGATACTTCATTAAATATCAATGTAGCCCGACACAGAAATGCCGTCCTCCCTCATGGAAGCAAGAAACTCAGCCCTCGCTCCAACCCAATCGGCAACAGCTTCTTCAGAGGTTTGACCCTGCCCCATACAACCATCCAGGTCTAAATCCTTGCACACAAAGCAAGTCCCCCCATCAGTTGTCTCATCTTGATAAACTGCCCAAGACAATGTCTGTATTTCCATCATATCTCCTTTACTACGAGCTAGGGATTCTCTGCCAACTCTAACTTCCTTTCTATATCAGCATCTGTCTCAATATACCCTGTGCTATTACAGTTATGGCAAGGTGTCATACCAACTGATTGCTCGCCCTTAAACTCACTCCACGAGCAATGAGGGCATTTCACCCTTACAAACATCTTATTTAATCTCCTTGAGTAGTGCCAGTATTTAGTCAGCCTCGCTGTAACACTCATCTTTCGGCATTTCGTCTACCTCTGTCCACACAAACTGCTTGGTCAAGTATCCAGCTATATCTTCACGCAACCTGGGATTAGTTACAATATAGTCCACCACCCCTTTAGCCACTTCCTCCGCATACTTACCCAAACTCTGTGTCTTTCCCTTTATCGGATATTGAGTTAATAGTATGCTCATTCCGCCTCCTTATGTAAAGCACCTTATTCAAAATAATAATATTTTCCCGACCAAGTCAATAAACATACTAACCCCAACCTGATGCCCAACCCACTTCCATACTATACCATGAATGGATACCAGTTACAATTCTACAGACATTGAGTAGCTTGGCTATACCTTGGTTGTCTGCTCCCCTCTTTAAGTCTCTTATCTGGGTGGGACATGCTACAGTTTACCGAATCTCAAGTGCGGGTAGGGCTTTCCATCCAGTAACTCCTGCCATGATAGCCCTGAAACGCCCTGTGGTTCAATTCTAGCCCTCTTCCACCGCTTCTTTACCTCTTCTGCCTGCTCGATTAGTTCCTCCACTTCTGTCATCATACTATGTCAGGCTACCAGCTACGCCCTCCATTGTTGGACCAGTTACGCCGTACCTCACCATGCTTAACAGGTTGACTCGCTCACCATCCAACCCAGGCATAGTCTTATCCAGTGCCTTACATATTAGCAGTAACCTGGCTGCTGTCTTAGTGTCTACCAGAATGTCCTTTGTGCCCCCCTTTATTAATGTTAGACCTTTGCCCGTTAGACCCGCTTCCTTGTTAGACCTCCGCTTCCTCATCAAGTCCTTTTGATACTCCTTCTTGGCTTCTCCCTGTAACGGCATTATCACCCTCCTTCAATAGCTCGTATTCTGCTTCCTTTACTTCAAGCATCTCCCTGGCAGCTATGCTTCTCATCTCATGTGTAACCAATACCTCACCTTTGATTGTCTGGTCAATGCTTTGCTTGGCTTTGCCCATAACATGCTCATATATCCCTTTTGCAGCCTCATACTTGAGCTTATCTCTATTACTCCCGTTCATTGTGGCTTCCATCACTTTGACCGCACCTGGACACAATAGCGTCATTGAGCGTTCTGAGTCTTCCTTTGATAGTGATTTACGTCTACGGCCTGAGTTCTTATTGCCTGCCATTCTTGGTTACACACCTATATATGGAAAATGGGTTTAAATACCCTTATACCTTATTATAGCATACTCCGGGGTTATCAAGTATTTGTTCCCGCACAAGCTATCAGGTTGGGCAAGTCTGGAACCATTGAATCAATTAATGGAACACAAAACAATACTTCTATACGCCTGCGTTTAAACGCTTCCGTGTAGTTTTTAAAAATAGCAGGATTATGTTAAGCAACCTATTGACAATACCATATCCTTTAGTGTATAGTATAGGTATCAAAGTATAAGGAGGTTGACATGAAGAAAATAAGTGTAAGGGAATTCTACTACCCCCGCACTGGCAAGTGGTATAGATTCACTGATACCCGAATTAATGGTGGACTACTCAGCCGGGTATGCATTGAAATTGTCGGCTGGTTCTCAATATAGTATCAAGTATAAGGAGGTATAGACAATGAGTATCAAGATTGACATGGAGATAATGTTTAATGGTACTGATAATCAGGCCAACTTCACCACTCAACTTTTACATCTCATATTTAAGGCTGACCAGTTCAACAAAGGGAAACTGAGGCTTGGCTTCCCCCACGCCGTGGAAACAGTTGAGTATTATCAGCAAACAGGGGAAATTCTTGATTTATCCCAAGACTAGAACCAGTTAGCATCGCTACCATCTGGCTATCAGTAGGGCTGGTGGCCAGGAGTAGGACTCTAACGAACCTTAATAATAGAATAGTGTCTTGATAGCTGGGCGGGTAGGAAAGGAAAGGTAGCTTATGGCATACCGAAAGAAAACTCTTAGGTCAATGCTCCCGGTTACCCGGAAAGTGGCAAGGCTAATCGGTGAGGTTGACAGCACACAGCGAAGGCTCAAGAACTTGATACCAGAGCTTCGGCGAATGGAACTAGAG